CTGAAATTTTTAGCCGATGATATGCGCCGTAATGCGACTGAAGTTGATAAGCTGATGCGCGATGCTCCCCGAATTATTGCCGGTGCTGCCGTCAAAATGAAAGATGCCAACTTTTCAGCCCAGGGCTTTATTGAAAATGGCAAAGTGGTTAGTAAATGGCCGGCACGTAAAAAAGAAACAACCCGGACTGAAGGCAAACGGATTTTACATGGCATTGGCACTATGCAGGACAGCGTGAAATCGAGAATTGCGGGTAAACGCATCAGCTTAGGGGTCGATTTAGCCAAAGTGCCTTATGCCCAAATACACAACAAAGGTGGAAAAGCAGGGCGTGGGCTTAAGACCGAAATACCCGAACGCAAATACCTTGGTTATACCATCGACATCGAAAAGATAACCGAACGCGAGTTGGCCTACCGCCTCAATAAAATTTTCAACTCATAACTTATAATCATGTTCACCATTTACCAACAGATAGCCAACCGGCTAAGAGATAAATTAAGCGATCTTCATGCCATCGACTTCGATAACGGACAGTTGGCCGATCCGGAGAAAGCCTACCCTTTAGACTATCCTGCCGTACTGATCGATTTGGAGCAAATTGACTGGAAAGACGAGGCTCTGAAAATACAAAGCGGCAAAGCGACCATCAGCATTACCATTGCTGTGTTGCCAGTAAACCAAGGCCGTCAGGATTCGCCAACGCTGGGTAAATATGTCCAACAGATGGCAATAATTAATCAGGTTTATACAGCACTGAAGGGTTATGCCGGAGGTGATCCGCTTCCTGATCCTGAGCTAGTCGAAGGGGAACCAGTTGAAACCGGGGTGAGTTTTGCACCACTAACGCGCATCCGAACCCAGAGGCAAAAGCGGTACGATCAGCTTCAGGTATTTACACATACCTTTACAACAAGTTTTAAAGATAGTACCGCCCAGCCTGTTTATACCAAGCCACACACGAGTATTAAACCATCAATAGAATTAGAATAATGTGGGTTCCATTGCCCTTTGATGTCGCATTTTGGTTAATTCGGCCTTTGCGTTAAAGCCCAGGTATTCATTAAAAGTGCGGAAGCTGATTTTGTAGGTAGGGAATATAATGGTTTCGTAAACGTGTTTCTGGGTCACACCTTTCTCTTTGTGTTCGAGAGTAATTTTTTGAATGTCAACCATGCGCTGAAGTATGTTGTTGCGGTTATAACTCATTTGTTGACTTTTGGCTTTTGACAAAGATAACAGCCACGTGCATATATGTCAAGCAAAAAAATAAGGGTTACCCATTGGGCAGCCCTTATTTTTGAGTAAGTCAATTATTAGATTTACTTCGAGTTCAAAATCATAAGTGCATTGGCTAATTCATATGTTTCTTTAAATCCTTGCTTTTCTGGTTTAGATAAACTGAAATCTACATTACCCGAATCACCTTCTAACCTAACCTTTATCTCTTTATCAGCATTCATACCTATTAAATCAAAATTTGTAATTTCCCTTTTATAGGTCACATTTTCCAACACATAACCATCTCCAACCTTCCTTACGTTGTTTTTATCACTGATTGAAACCACTTGCGAAGGCATTTTATTATCATTAATTAAGGTAAAAAAATGTGTGTGGTTTAGCCAATCAGAGCCAATATAAAAACTTGTCACATACTTACCTCCATCACTATTGCAATAACAAGTAAGAATGCCTTTCTTATTCATTTTTACAATATTGTCGTTTGAGAAATTCTTATGTGTATAAAATCCAATCTTATTGAACTCATCGTATTGATAGTTAAAATGTGATTTTAAACTATCAACTCTACGAGTAGCATCTTTTTTTAGTTCATTGGCCATGTTATACTCAGGATTCACAGCAGTCTGGATACTGGTTGTAGAACTTTGTTTATCATCCATTAATGAACCAACTATTCCGAGTACAATAACAACTCCTAAAACTATTCCAACTATTTTAAAATACTTTTTCATTTTGATTGATTTTTGATTTTGAATAACAAGTGTTAAATATAAAAATAATTAATTATCGCCAGACTATTTAATTTTCTCCATTTTATCCAACAGCTTCTTGGCGTACTTCTTTGTGAAATTACCGCCTTTGTCGTTTATTGCCTCTGTCTGGCTTATTTCGGCTGCCGTGTTGCATCTTTCTTCAAAATAAGCAGCGAACCAGGTCATTACCTTCGGAACATCGAGCGATTCATAGAATATGCCAAAATCGCCGTTGATAGCCGAGTTAAAAACAAAATTGATGTCGGCAACCGTAAGTACTGCATACTTTGAAACAACGCGCTCCGCAATTGCATCAATTTTAGCCTCGTTTAATGGGCGAACTAAATTTACCAATTTCGACATCTGGATTAAATGCTCTTTAATCAAGGCTTCGACCTTTTCGTGGCCGTATGCTGTCTTTAGTTTGCCAAGTGTCGGGTAATCACCAGCCACCTTCAGCACATCGGTAACCGAACGTACTGCTTGCAATTCTTTATTCAGCACATTAGGCAAGCAGGTCGCGAGCGATCTGAGCGCGATAGTCGGCACTGATGCCCCCTGAGTTGACGGAACTACGTTTGATTGATGTTGTGATTTCATTGAATTTTTTATTGATTACCGTAAGTGAAAAAGCATTGTTTTTATACCAGTCGGGCAGCTTGCTGATCAAAGCTTCAAAGGTTTTTATTATCTGCTGATCAGAGTCAACCCCCAAACCTTCTATTTTTTTGATGATTGCCGCCAGAGCCACCCCGTCCTTTGCTGAAAAGGCATAAGGAAAGCCTGAGTAGTCAGAGTAGCAAAACTCAAATACTCCCTTGCATGCCGAAAAAACAGACCGTTTGTCACTTTTGCTTTCGGTTAGTTCAACGCCCAGGGCAGTGGCCAAAGCCTCGCGCAATTGTTGCTTCGAGGCGTGTGGGTTTTTTAATATCCGGAGTAAATCTTCGCTCATAATTAATTGTCTGATATTTGACTAAATCCATTTGCTTTATTCCATGCCTTTGTACCTGCGTTTTCAGCCGATTTTTGGAAGTTTGCTTCCAGTCCCCTGAATTGCCTGATCAGTTCGTCGAGCTCATCAAGCGTGTATTTATTGAGCCGTTTCTTCAGGATGCTGCGGGCATCCATAAAAGCGTTAAACTTATCGAAGCTGGTGCCTTCATGTATGCCCGTGCGCTGTGCTATTGTCAGTACTATCGACCGTTTTTCCTTCAGCGCCATTTTTTCGGTTAATTGGCTCGATACATGTTCGATCTTATTTAATTGATTGACAAGATCGGTGAGTTCAAGATCGTAAAGTTCGCGGGTGCTTTTTGTCCGGCCTTCGGTAAACGAATAGACGAGCTCGTGTCTGGAATCGGCGTCGAATCCTTTTTTAGTGAGGATAGCCATCAGTTGGCGGTGTTTTGATTCGTTCATATCATTCCTCCTGCATACGCCTTCCAAAGTGGGAACTTGGCTTTATCATCAATGTAATAATCGGCATATATCTTTCGGCAATTTGCTTTGTCTATAAAAGGAGCTTCGGGTAAATTGTCATTTATGGCATCAAACTCAATACCGTGGTTACGGCAAAACTCAACGGCCTCGGTAAGGTATGCACGTTCTGGCAGGTCGGTTCTACATGTCCATAATATGAGTTTGTGACCGGCTTCCTGAAAGTGTGAAATAGTATCAAAAGCCTGTGGTATCGGGTTCCCGATCTCAGGGAAACGATCTTCAGCTATCGTTCCATCAAAGTCGATTGCTAGTATCATGCATTTATAATTTTATATGGGTGAATGTCGTAATAACAGCCATTTGAGCTATTCATTAAAAGCCCAGATTCGGGACCTAAGAAGCCAAAAGAAAGCATCCATTTTGGCCGTTGATGAAATAAGTCGCCCTGGTGATGTTTCTTATTTGGTTCGGTAATCTCAAAAACGATATCCCGATCGAACCAACCTTTATATGTCATGCAACCAGATGTAAGCAGGAATGAAGTGCGATCTTTACCACTTTCAAATCCTTTAACCTGATCGCCAACGTTTAATGTATTTCCGTAGATGGTTACAGGAGCTGCATATATCAGCGTCTCACTTCTGTTCTCAAACCCGAAATAGTGCATACCATATTGGTAGCAGCTTAAGACATTTTCGATAATTCGGTATACTTCAGCCATGATTTTCGATGATTATTAATTAAAAATCTAAGTCGTTTGTGAAAAGTAGAATCGGAGTTTCACCGATCATATTTTCACGAATTGAAACTTTGTAAGGCTCTGTTTCAAAGTCGTTATCTTCCCACATACTGATGACTTTTTTATCCCATTCCGATTCCGGTATTTCCTCTACTGAATCAATTGATGTTTCTCCCATATCATCAAACATTGCTTCTTTTGCTTCATTTTCATCATGACCAGAGTAGCCATAATAAACATCTCCTGATGTGAATTTAAATACTTTCATTTTAATGGTTTTTAAGTGAATAAGTATCTTTCGTTTTCTACTATTATCGTTGTTGTGAAAGGAAACCCGTCTTCAGGAATCTGTTGTATCATTTCCCGCAAACCGCTGGACGAGGTGAATACGATGTGATTTTCGTCCTTAAACGATATTTGAAGTTTTAAACATTTGCTTGATGAGCCTTTAAAGCATTTTGAATCTTCAATTTTAAAATGATGAACTACGATTTCGCGGTTAAGTATTTTCGACATTTTTATTTTGTCGCCAACAAATGATTGTGATGTGATTTTTATATTGAATTGGTCAAAGCTTTTCATGCAAGCAATTTCTTTAAGAGGTTTTTACTGTTACAATGCGCTGCCCAACCGTTATAACTGGCTATCGACTTTGCATTTCTATTTTTCTTCAGCATTCGTGCAAAATTCTGTTTAATTGATTTTCGTAAAAGTGTGTGCGTATGAAAAAAGACATAGCCAACGAAGTCAATACCTCTTTTTTCGACCGGAAATACCTGATAGTTTCCCTTAACCGTCAGTTTCAAATTATCCTGAAGGTATGTCCTGATTTCAGCAAGTAAGCCGTGCAAATAAGGCTTGGAGTCGGAAAGTACCACCAGATCATCAGCATACCGGAAGTAATATTTAACCTGCTTTTCTTCCTTCAGCCAGTGATCAAAATAAGTCAGATAGAAATTAGCCAGGTATTGTGATAGGTAGTTTCCTATAGGCAACCCTGAAGTACTATCTATAATTTCATCCAGCAACCACAATAGGTCATTGTCTTTAATCTTCCGGCGCAGCAATTGTTTTAACGTGTCGTGATCAACCGAAGGATAAAACTTCTTTACATCCAGCTTTAAGCAATACCGGGTATTTTCAACATCGTTTAAAGCCCGTTTAACTGCCCTTGCGGCGGCATGTATGCCTTTTCCTTTTATACATGAGTAAGTGTCTGTTGTGAAAGTTGAGACAAATACAGGCTCCAAAATATTCATCACCGCGTGATGGGTGATCCTGTCAGGGAAGTATGGCAGCCGGAAGATGATTCGTTCTTTTGGCTCGAAGATCGTAAACGTTGTGTATGGCGATGTCTTGTAAGTTTTGTTCACCAACATTTCGTGCAGTTGCTGAATGTTTGCTTCGCGGTTTTTGTCGTGTTGAATCACTCCAGGTTGTTTTGCTTTTCCTTTCCGCGCAACGGCATCAGCCATCTGAAGGTTTTCGATGCTGCTGATTATATCGTACAAATTATTGATCCGTTTCATGCCTTTGCTTTTAAAAGATCGTTTTCACTTTCGTTACCAACGCTCTTGAAAATGTGTTATTTTTTGCCATGTGGGCAGGGTTTATGCTGCGAACTATGCAATTGCGCGAACTGACATTCGTATTCGTGTAGTTGTAATTCGAATTCGAATTCGAGAAACTGGAACCTGAAGACAAAACTGACAGCACTTGCAGCATACAACCTTATTTTATTTATTCGGAATACAAGAAGTAATCGACGTACTCAGCCTCAAATTGCTCTGCGATGTACCTGGCCTTTTCCGATGAATCGGTGCAAAGGCGCGAACCGACAGCCGTACGCGTGCAGTCGTAAGTCGAACCCGAACCCGAGAAACCGGAACCCGAAGACAAAACCCCAAACCAAGGGAAGTACTTATACTGATCATCATCACTCCAATCAGGCTTCCATCCATTATTAATCGCTTTGTAAATAATCATGAGCTTGTAAGCGGCTAATAACGGTTTTCTGAACTCTTCGGGGATCATTGACAGATCAGGAACGCTTGCCTGATCGATGTTCAACTGTGTGCAAGCATCTTCGAAAGTTTTGATAGTCCTGAAATCAAATTCGACGCTGTCTTTTTCTACATTTTTTGGTGTTGTAGTCATGTTCTTAGTTGTTGATAGTTAAAAATTGTTTGTATAATTCATTGAATTGCTTTGCGGCATAGTTGCTCTTTTCCTCAGACTCGAAGCAAAGGCGCGAACCGACAGTCGTAAACGCGGAGTTGTAAACCGAAGACGAATCCGAGAAACCGGAACCCGAAGACAAATTAAACCACGGCCAGTATTTGTACTGACTTTTATTGTCCCAGTCAGGAACCCACCCCTGATTAATTGCTGTCACAACAATTTTAAGTTTCTTATAGGCGGCTTCATCAGGTGTATCATTTTCCTGAATTACAGTTTCAGGATCAATGCCCAATTCCTCACAAGCATCTTCGAATGTTTTGATGTCATCAAAGTTTCGTTTCTTGAAAAATTCCTCTCCAACTGATTCTTCTAAAACTTTCCGACCCCATTCTGTTGATTCTATGTGGAGCCTTTTTACTTCTGATCTTTTAAGTTTTAATTTCATGATTTTGAATAATTATTGATAATTAATATTCGAATAGTTTGAGTTGTGATTTATCCTCTACCCTTTCAGGAGTGGGTGATTTGTCGTTTTTGTTCTTGTTTGATGAAACCGGAATGAAACATTTGAAATACCAGTCGTCATGCTCCCATGTATCAATTTCACCAATAAACTTGTCTCCAAAGTCTGGCGACCGTTTAATCTGGAAATTTGCACACTCATTTATCCTGGTAATTTCTTCGCTTATTTGCTGTCCCAGCCTGTCCGGATCAACAACTTTTAAAGTTTTCACGAAAGGGTTTAGATTATCTTCGGTGCCGCGTCGTGCGTGAACCGGCAATTTCATCGACCGTTTCTTTTTATAATCGGGAATACCCATAGGTTTGAACCGATTAATGAGCTTGATTCTAATCGTTACTTCCATTTGAATCTGTTATTTCTGGACCAGCATAAAAATCACCGTGAAGCTTACATTCTTTGATGAATATCACCTCTTTGGTAATCTTTGGTTCTTTGGTTGAATCAAACGATTTAATAATACGTTCTATGGCTTGTTCCTTTGCTTGGGAAGGATTTCCGGCAAAAGACATTCCTCTATAAGTTACGCTTGAGTATCGTACCGTTGCTGTCGGTTTTGGTTTAACCGTGAGCGTAATAGCATAAGGTTTAATTTCGGCTTTTTTGCTCATCATCGTCGGTTTCTTCGGTTTCGTCATCACTCTCAGTATTTGGCCTTGCTATAGGCTTCAAATTGGATGGAATCTGTTTGTTTAGATCATCCTCGAAGTATGGAAAAACATCGACAATGCTGCTTAGCGTAATGCTTGTCACTTGGTATGGAACCAGTATATAAGCAAGTCCTTCCTCAAGACGTTGGAGAGCCTGTTTAATATCATCGGCGGCAACCAGGAAGTATTGATTGATTTTTTTCTCTTTGCCAGCTTTTTCGTCAATGGTCACGATGGCAATCTTTGCTTTGTACCACCATTCACCAGTTTCGTGCGGGAAAATTTCAATGATGTTCGATTGCGAAATCTTCTTGACCACAAATTCGCCCCTAACCATTGTGCTAACCTGCTGAATTGCCCGTGCTTCTGCATCGGTATAAGTAACGGCATCCAACAAATAAACCTCACTCACTTTTCGTTCCCGGCCATCATCATCAATCTTGAGATAGCCAACTTTACATTCAAACCAATTTTGCATTTTTCTAAATTTTAAGTTGTTGATGACATTTTTGTCATTGAGCCGAATAGGAGAATCGAACTCCCGCCTCTCAGCCACTCCGGGAAAACACTCCGGCGGCCTAACGATCTGCCACTGATCCAATCCGGCAAATTTGCCCGTCTTTCCGGGCTGTCTAAAATGAATCTGGTTTCAATCAATCACGAAAAAACCTTTTGCTATTTGAAAATTTCAAAATTCGGTTCAAAGCCTTCAGGAAAATCGACCGATGTAATTGAAAGCTGTACCGATTGCTTTTTGCCTTGACCATCGAGCGTTTCGGCTTCGATAAAAATGGCCGAACGAACGGGTTTGTAACTCGCGCGGATGATCTCTACACCTTTGTAAAACTCATCGTTCTTTACTTTATCGGCCAGGTTCTGAAGGTCTAAAACCCGGTTGGGTTTCAAGTTGCCCTTTGCATCCTTTTTTAGTAGGTTGTTAATCATGTCAACCAATTGCGCGCTGTTTTGGTCAACCGCAAGGCCGGTAATGTATTCGCGAATGATCGAAATTCCCGCATCCAGGGTGTCATCAAATTTGTCGATCACACGCCACCCGATTGTGATGTTGTTTCCATCCTCGTCGGAAAACGTATGGCTCTGCTGACCCGACTTGATGCCGTATAGTTCCTGTTTCAGGCTGATGATAGCGGCAAACGAGCCGTAAACGTTGGCTTTGGCAAGGCTTAACATGTTTGATAAGCTTTGAAGTTCAATAATCTGTTCGCGAACGGTTTGGTTGACCAGCGATTTGTAGCTCGCACGCTCTGAGTTCAGTTTGTTTTGTTCGGCCAGTTTCTTGGCTGCAATTTTTTGCTCAAGGGCTTCTAGTTGCTCCGGTGATAAGTCTTCAATTTCGATGTCTTTCATTTTTTGTTATTTTTAATAATGTTGATAATTGATTCATCTATAAGTTTTTCAAAAAATTCTTTGGCTGGCTTTTTCGAGCCGTCGGAGAGTACCACGTGTAAACGGGAAACTGTGACCGGCTCGCATCGGTTGTGGTATTCACTTCGCCACTCTGTCACATCAGCCATTTGGGTTTCATATCCAACTTCTTTAAGTAAATCAGCTAATTGTCCGTCGGTAAGGTGTAGTTGAAGTATCATACTCGTTGTGTTTTTGGAATTGAAAGCTCCATTTCACACCTGTATGTATCATCAAATTTTCCATTTAACCGGTTTTCAATTACTTCCATGTGGTAACTTAAAATGTTTATTTCCCTTGCCGTTTCAGCAGAATAATCGCCTGATAGTTGTTTTGATCTCAGTACTTTCAACTTATCAGTACACTTGCTGAGTTCTGTGTTTAACTCCGATTGACATTCCCGTTTGCTTTTTGCTGATTTTTTGGTGTTTCTCATTTGCAAATATTTTTTCAAGTGTGCTTTGTGGTATAAGGCTGGTATTGAACATTAATCGGATGTATATTTCATCGTTACTTTCATTGCTGAAGTTGTAGCATACCCTCCATAGTTGGGTACTCCACCAGCTCCAGAAATAGGGTGATGCTAATATGCTCCTGAAGGTTTCTGTTGGCGATTGTTTCAGTGTAATACCACTCATAAGCTCACCAAATTGCGCCTTGAATACAGAGTACCGTGTGATCCGGTGTTGTAGCTGGTCGAGGTAATCAGCCCCGGAGTCGAAAAACAATGACCATACATCACGTTCTTTCATGCGTGAGTTTTTAGCCATATTTTGAACCGATTCAGAGTTGATTGATTTGTTAATTATATTTTCCATGTTTTGCAGTTTATAAATCCTCGTTGTAATAAGCTTCAGCACCTTCTTTCCAAATCGTATAGGTTTGGCCGCCTCCGTAGCGGCTAAGGGCAAAAGCGCGGTATCCTTCAATCCTGATCTTTACAAAGGCATCGTAACGGATGCTTTTTGCCGTGCGCCCCGATGGGTTCTTTCCATCGGCATGGCTGATCAGGATAAATAGTTTGTTTTTGAACTCAGCCCTAAGGGCAACATAGTCGCGATAATTCAATCCGCTGTACTGAATGCTGTCTATCACTATCACGTCAGGTGATCGGCGTTTGCGTAAGCGTTCTTTCAGTTCGTCAACCGGTTCGTTGTCCAGCAGTATCACAGCGCACTTCACTTCATTCATCCCAACTTCGCGGAATGCCTTTTTCATCGATTTCGAAGCACCTTCCTCCATGCTGTTGTAAGCCACGCGGCAGAATTGAGCCAGATACTTACAGAGTTGGAGTGCGAAGCGGGTTTTTCCGTTACCGGAGTCTCCCCAGATCAGCCACGATCCGCTTAGTTCAGGGTTACCTATCAATGCTTGCCAGTCGCCTTCAAAGGGCAACTCGTTGAACTCCATTGCCTCAAGCTGGCTTACCGATATTGCCCTGTTCAGCTTCTTTTCAGCCATTATTCAGGGTTTTGGCGGCTTTGTTTGTGGGCATGGATCAACCGTTTAACCCGTCGTAAGTCACCTTCGCTGTTTTGGAATATTTCTTTGATTACACTTGCTTCAGTAATACCGTTCGCATTGCAAATGGCTTTCACGTCGATGCTGCCAACACCTTTTAATTCAATAAATTTCCGCCCGATACGGCTATAAATTTCGGTGTATCCCTTTTTGTTAAGCTTGATACCGCGTTTGATGCGTTTTTCGAGGTGACTGGTTGCAATCAGCATAATTCCGCAGTGATCCTCTAGTTGGTTGTACAGGGTAATGAAGAAATAAAGTACCTGATCGCTCAGTTTATCGGCTTCATCCAGAATGATTAGTGGCGAATCCTGTATTTTCAGGCCGCGTACCACTTCAAACATCATTTCGCCAACGGTGTAGCCACTATAATCTTTACCCATTGCTGCGAGCAATTCCTGAAGGAACATTTTGCGGTTCCAGAATTCATTACAGCTTAGCAAGTACACCCGTTTGTTTTCGTCGGTAAATTGGCGAAGTGCAAAACTTTTACCCGTACCGGCATCGCCTGTTACTGCAAATACATTGCTGTTATCACGTGCATCGGACAGCAGCATGTTCAAAATTCGGAAGTCACGCGTTTCTACTATTGCCCACTGGCTGTTGGTGTGGCCGATCTGTGTAGCCACATTGCGCCACATTTCTTCCTTAATCAAATCCCAGTTGTGGTTCAACATTTGGGAAATAGTTGCTGCACTTACGCCCTTTAAGCTGTTGGCCGCTTTGTTTTGACTCTCGTACCTGGCACAATATTCGGCCAGACGGTCAGCGATTTGTTGTTTTTCAGTGTTGTTCATTGGGTTGATTGATTTTGTATTCATTTTTACATCATTCCGTATAGGTCATTTTCATCAAAATCCTCGTCATCACCGCCGGCCATTACCGCGTTACTCATAGCCTTCTGTATTCTTCCGAAATTGTCAGCCGGTTGTTTAGCCTTTTTTGTGGTGCTTTTCGAATTGATACCCTTTAGTTTTGGAGTTACAAAACCATGCTGTTCGGGTAGATCGTTGTGTCTCTCCTGAATTTCGCGCACTATTTGTTGGGTTTCAACCCTGAGGGTTTCAGTTTCTTTGTCGATGTCCTTAAAGAACTGAGCCTCCCAATCTTCCTGTTCTTGCTTGCCACGGTGTACTTCCACTTTCTGATCTGCTGAGGTTATAAAGCGTAAGCCTTGTGGGGTATCTTCGTATAAATAGATCATGCTGAAGTCCTGAGGATCGAACTTAATCCTGAATTTGCGGTCGATGTTGCTGGCTAACCACTTCACGTCTGGAAGGCCGTTTGGCTTGTTAACCATGAAGTCGTATTGTTCCTTCTTTTCTTCGAAGCTGATGCCATACGCGCTGCATGTGACAGGTTTTTCCCTGAGTACCCAGAACAGATCAACCATGTCCATCAATTCAAGCTTAACGGCCTTTGAGTTTTGGCTTTCGTTGTACATTTTTATTTTTGCAACGCCTGTTTTAAAGTGAGGGGCATTTTGCCACTCGTTCCGGCGTTTCAAATAGGTTGCTTTCACTTCATCAAGCGTTGGTAAGTTGTGTTTGTTAGCCATGATATACTCCATATTAGCCTTGCTTTCGTTGGCTTTGCTCTGTATATTCTGGCCGGTGAAAAACCAGTCTTTCTTTAAAAATTGTTGCTGAAACCGGTTAAAGGCTGATTCAATAGTTTTTGATTTACCGTTGTAAGGCTTGGTGCGGATGGATAGGTGTGAAAGTTTGGTAAGGAAGTCGCCGCTTTCTAACTTTTTGTGGCCGCCCTGGTTGTCGTAAGTGATTTGGTACGGTTTGCACCCGCTCGTTTGTAAGGCCATGCGGTAAGCGTTGTATTGAGCCACATAATCTTCAGTATCCGACACGAAATAACCAATTAGAGCCTCGCTATACACATCCATCACCTCATACACGCTGGTAGTTCCCATCTTGAATTCACCTTTTGCGCCTCGGTACTGGTAGAAATAATTCAGTTTCGTACCGTCTGAATACCAAAGGCTATCGCGCATGGTTGGAAGTATGGTCTTTTGCTGGTAAATGAATTTTTCTTTGAATTTCAGTTCACCGTAGCGGTGACCCCACCATATTGGTTTAATTTCGGGTAGGTAAAGAAAGTTGTGTATTGTTTCAACGCTCTTAATTTGTTTCCACTCCTGGCTTTCTGCTAATTCGTTGTATTCGGCCAGTAATTGTTGCTCATTTGCAACCTTATTAACCATGCTAGTCCACCGGCTAATAATCCAACTTTTGGCCTCGTCGTTTACTTTCTCGCTATTGTTGTTACACCAGTTACCGTGAATTAGGCTTTTATAACCTTCATTTAAGTACTTTTTGCATTTGTCCTGTAGGCGGCGTTCATTGGTTGGCAACGTGTGTTTAAACTCTGTTTTATCGAGGTTTAAAACAGCTTTGGCCATTTCCGTCCAAATTCCTTTTGCCGATCCGTTAAGTTTCTTCGCATTGGGTTTCCGTTCGCTAACTATGGCATGTATGGCATTCAGTATTTCGGCGTTGGTGCAGTATTCTTTTTGTACGTCAGCGGGCAATGGCTCACCATTTTCAAGCATGTATTCATCCCTAAAAAATGTTAAAGCCTTTGGGTCTGGGGTGATAGTAGCAAGCAGTTTACTTTTTACAACCACTTTGTAAGGGTCTCCAATCAAGGCTATGATCATCTTTTTAAACCGATCCGGAATACTATCGTAGGCAACCAAGGCAGGAGTATTGAGGCAAGCACGACGAACAACATCTATTTTGCCTCGAATTGTCAGATTTCTATAATTAAATTCAGACAATATGCCTTCCTCAATCAGCCATCCGGCCTCTATGCAAAGTGTGTTATTGTAGTATTCCATTGTGATTTTTGTACTTTATTCTTTGGTGTTTTCAATATTCGAGAGAAAACTTTCGGTTTTATCGGCCAGATTATCAAGCATGGCTCTGACTGTAATGTGCATGGTGCGGTCACCATTCATTTGTTGTACAATGTTGTTGTAAGCAAATCCTGTGGCTTCGGCAACACTTTTTATGGCGCCCCTGCGCAATAAACTTCTCCTCCCGTAAGGCTCCCCATATTTCTTTTTCTCTTTTTTTGCTTTTGTCATTTCCTTTTGCTTAAATTTGTTTGTGTTTGATTTGACAAACATACGCAATTGCGAATAGATTACAAACGCAATTGCGTATTTTTTGAAATTAATTTTTAGATGGAGATAAATCAAAGAATATCAGCGATTATTGATTTAATGGAAAAGGGCAAACAGAAGGCTTTTGCTTCAAAAACAGGTATTCCTACTACTACATTGAGTGGAATTATTGGTGTGCGACAGAGTGATCCATCATCAAAAATACTCAATTGCATATTGAGAGGATATCCAGATGTAAGCCCTGAATGGTTGCTAACTGGCAGGGGAAATAATCTGCGTTCTTTATCGGGAAACGAACCAATATTAAGTGAACAACCAGTAGATTGGTCAAATTGTCCAATCTGTAAGGAGAAAGAAAAAAGGATCGAAGATTTAAAAGAAACCATTGCCATCCTCCGCGCACAAGTAAATGCTCCAGTTGCCGAAGATTCAACCAAACGCATAACTGCGTAA